CCATTCTATAACCTGACCATCCAACTCGCCCCGCTGTGAACGGAGGTTGTCAAGGAGCTCAAACCAATCACTCGGTAAAAGCTCACGGACGATCTCTATGCCCACAGTATCACTGGCCATCTCAAGGTCCAATGTTACCGGATCGTAGTCATCGTGTTGGATTGAACCAACACGGGCCAACTCTTGGTTACGTGACTGATCGGTTAGATCACATCCCGCAGCGGTCAGCTTCTCCTTAAGGAGTGAGCCGACTGCAAGTTGAAGAGCCACGTTTAACCGTGGCTCTACTGCGATCGAACGCATAGTTTTGGCGTTCTTTGGAACGAAGGTAACTTCGTTGTGGTCTGCTACATGGATACGAGTGTCCGCGAGACGAATTCTCGTCTCGTATGGCACGCAACTTACGTCTGCGTGCGGCTCGCACAGTCCCTGCTCATGAGCAAGGGCCCGCGTCCAGGCATCACTATTGGCGATGCTCCGAAGGCTCATCCAGTAAGCCCCTTGGCTGACTGTGTACGATCCTACTCCAAATTTGAAGTAGGGTGTCGTAAAGGGTCTTTTCAAACCCACCACACCACCGGGGCCATGCCTCGCACTTGAAAGGATATCACCTAAGTCTACCGGACCCAACCATCTCTGTATTTTCTGTCTCGCAAGGTGGAATACCTCGTGGACACGCAGCCGTTTTGTAGTAGGCCGCAGATCAGAGAAGTCGAATTTACGGTAGTGCCTCATGCGCTGGTTCGCAAGCTTGCAGTATTTCTCTGCGAGCCAAAAGCGTTCCTTAGCAGCGGCCTTAGGATCTAACCCCGCAATCCTTACGTCCAATTTCTTGAACAGGTTAAGCACCGAGCTGGCGGCGAAGTAACCGCCAGGGGTCCCATACTTCGTTGGGGACCCCCACTCAGTTCCAAGTTTTAAGTAACCTACAAAATCCCTATTGCTTGTTACCTGCCGCAAGGCGGTAACTAGGGGTTCTGGGAGGTCCTTGGAAAGGTCATTAACAAACTGACCCACAACCCCCCAAATAAGGGGGGCTGCGAATCGCGACGGGAGCTTATCGCTCCAAGTCGTCTCGATCTCGCGGACCAGCTGCTTCCGTTGCCGGAGCAGCCGCTTCTCGCGTACCTTGAACCCGTTGGGGTCTGGGGTGTTCGACATCATTGGTTTTCCTAATTTCAGTCAACACGGTAACCCCCGCAAAGAGGGTGACCAGGAGGGCTAGGCTCCAATAAAGGAGTTGCTCTTTCATGACCTAGTTAGGACTGCGGCACCAGGCCGCGCGCCAAAGTGGCGCGCGATTCCGAAGTGTTAGCAGCAATGATGGCCCGATTAATGAAGGCGTCCTTATTGGACCCCGACACAAAATCAGGAATCGACGACGTCACCGTGACAACCATCGGCCATTGACGGCCGGCGGCATCGGTAACCGATTCGGTGAGTTTGACCTCACCTTTTGCGGCACCGGGATAGTCACGAGTCGGTTTCGGATCGAAAGCCTTCATCACCAAAACAGACGGCACACCCGCAGGCGCGCTCTCGACGTACTTCGCAGTATCGCCGAGGAAACGCAGCCCGTTATAGGTAATGCCAGTGCCCGTACCGGCGGGAAGGGTAGCAGGAGCAGCAATGTTGCTCATTTGAGTATCACTTTCGTAGGAAAGGTTGGTTTGCACTGGATCCTAGCCCCTTCATTAGGGCGACGGAATCCAGCAGTCGTTTAGTGTTTAACGATACTTCTATCGGTGGGAAAGTCAGAGCCGGCAGCGGAACCTCGCGGGTCAGCGACGTGAAGACTTGCGTCCTCTCGTCACCTACTACGAGGCACCCATTCGTCCAGTTATTACTATTCGTCGGAGACGAGGTAATTTTCTGGGTGACGGTCGTCGTTCGACGACTCGTTAGCCCTGACGCTAAAACTTCGACACCTACCTTTGGTGTTAGAGCCCCCAGGTAGTCGCCAATCGGAATAAACCAATCGACAACAAAACTCCAGGGCACGATCTCCCAAATTGCTTTGGGTACATCGAAGGCACCAAAATCATTCAACCGGCGCAGAACCCTGTCACCAAGGTTCGCCCAACGATAAAGGACGAAACTACGCATCTCAACTTCATGTAGAACCGTCTCTTGCGAGACGATTCCATTGACGAAGAAGTTCTTCGTAGTGGAACTGCCGACGACCTTACCGGTCCCCGCTGCTTTGCCATAGGCTCGCATGCGGTCGCGCGTGATTAACTCACCACGCAAATCGGCAGCATATATCGCCTTCATCGAGTCCACGATATCGTGGACCAGAGGAGTCCAGCCGTAGCGAAACTCTAACCACAACTTAAGCGAATCGTCCATCTTGGACGGTGTTCGCTGAGTGGGAAGGTGCGCATAACGGCTGCGGTTACCCTGCACGAGGGTAAGGCTCTCAGAGTGAGAGTCCCAAACTGCTAAGCGCTTTGGATAGCGCTTAGTTCGTTTGCCGGGGAACATGAATTCAAGCCTCTCGGCCTTACGGCCTTTAACGGCTTGGATGACGTCCGCTAGCTTACGCGCGCGGTCGCCAATCATGTTCAATGTCTTGTGGAGCTCCAAGCCCGTCACTATTGACTGGGACTTGGCTGGTTCCACTCTATTCCATGCTTGCATAATGGCCTGATTTCTCAGGCCCTGCAACGAGAACGGAGGCACATGCAGAGATTCTGCTGCCGCCACGTTCTGCGCCGCAGGCTTACCGAAAATCCAAGAGTAGACATCACCGTTTCCACGGTAAGCTGCCTTGAGACCACCGGAAGCCGTAACGTTCTGTGTGTCGAAAGACTTATAGAACGCGGACATGTAATAGTGGTGGATACTAAGGGGATTGTTGATCACTTCCCCCATCGCGACTCGTCTGTGGAAATCCTTGGTCACAACATCAGTTGTGCTTCGGACCGTGCCCGACACTCCTACTTCGGTATGGTAGTTGGTCGGCGGCGGAGGCGAACTACCAATATGATAGTTCGTATAATCCACATATGTAGGGGTGTTACCCCCAGTAATCCGAGTACGCGACGCCACAAGAACTGACTTCTCCTTTCGGTGAATGGTTGATATCAGGGTGTTTTAACCCTAGACGGATGGGCCGCGAGGC